GAGCGGTACCGAAATTTGTATACCGGTACATTTTATGAGCGCTATGTGCAGGGCAAATGGGTGGCGGCGCAAGGTTTAATTTATCCTTTCATGGAAGAGGAAGCAGCGGTGGATGTGCCGGAACTTTGTGAAGAATATGTGGTGAGCTGTGACTATGGAACACAGAACCCAAGTTCCTTTGGCCTTTGGGGCCGTAAGAAAAATGTGTGGTACCGAATAGACGAATACTACTATGATGGTCGAAAAAACGGTCCGCGTACAGATGAGGAGCATTATGAAGGGCTGGAAAAACTGTGCGGGGAAAAACGGATTTCACGTGTGATTGTCGATCCTTCTGCGGCGAGTTTTATGGAGACTATCCGGAGACATGGAAAATTTTCCGTGATGCCGGCGCGCAATGACGTACTGCAGGGGATTCGGCGGACGGCCATGGCCCTGAAAGAGGGAAAAGTGCGCATTTGCAGGAACTGCCGGGACTGCTGGCGGGAATTTTCTCTTTACCGATGGCAGGAGGACAAGGAAGCTCCCGTTAAAGAAAATGACCATGCAATGGATGACCTGCGGTATTTTGTTTCTTCTGTGCTGCAGACTCACGGTGCAACTTTTGCGGCAGCTTTCGCTGAGCGGGGTTGATAAGTCCCTATTTATGGAAGAACAAAACATGCTGGCCTAATGAGGACGGGAGGATAGAATGCTGAGAAGGAAAAAGCGAATACCACGCAGTGCTGTGCTGGCGGTGCAGACTGGAGGGGAGGAACTGCCATTTGAGGCAGTCAGAAAATATGTTCCGTTGAATTCCGGCGAGCTGCGCCTTTATCGGCAGCTGCGGGAATCGGTGCCGATGATTGATGCGGCATTGGACAAACTGGTGCGGCTGGTTGGGAAATTCCATGTAGAATGCCGTGACCGGAGAACACAGGATCAGCTGAACATGTTTTTGCACACGATTCCGGTGGGAGCAGGAAATGCGGGAATTCATGCATTTTTGACAACATACTTAAGTCAGCTGCTGACTTATGGAAATGCGGTTGGGGAAGCAGTGGTGCAAAACGGGGAACTCAAAGCGCTGTATAACGCCTCTTTGGAAGATGTGGAACTTCGGGTTCAGTCACCGCTGGAAATTGAAGTCTGCCGTCGATGTATAGGAGGCAGCAGACCTGTTCAATACCCGGAACTGGTGTTTCACACAGCGCTGAACCCGAAGCCGGGCAGCGCAAAGGGCACCAGCATCCTGCAGGGGCTTTCATTTGTCAGCGATATTTTGATTAAAATTTATCATGCAATCGGTGTTAATTGGGAGCGTGCCGGAAATGTGCGGTTTGCGGTAACCTGCCGCCCGGGTGCAGAGGACAGTGCTTTCGCAGCAGAACATGCACAGCAGATGGCGGAAGAGTGGAGCAAAGCAATGCGGCCGGGAAGCAAAAGCGATTTTGTTGCGGTTGGGGATGTACATATCCAAGCAATCGGTGCGGACAACCAGATTTTAGACAGCGAGGTACCGGTGCGGCAGATGCTGGAACAAATTGTCGCGAAACTGGGGGTACCGCCGTTCCTGCTGGGACTTTCGTGGTCCAGTACGGAGCGCATGAGCAGCCAGCAGGCAGATATTCTGACCAGTGAACTGGAGGCTTACCGGAGACTGCTGAACCCGGTTATTGACCGGATTTGCTCTTTATGGATGCGGTTGCTTGGCTGTTCCATGCCATTTGACATTGTGTGGAATGATGTGACACTGCAGGATCAGACAGAACTGGCAAAGGCAGCGCTGAACAATGCGCAGGCAGAACTGATTCAGGTACAGACAGAAAAACTGCGAAAAGAGATTTAGGGAAAGGAGACTTTTAGTTTGCAAAGTGGATATGTCCTGAAAAGTGCGTTGGAACCGGAAAAAGAAGATTTGGCAAAAATCAACCGCTATACGCGCAGACCGTTTACCGCGGAAGAAGTGTACACCTTTAAAGTGGTGCTGTGTGACAATGAAGTGGACCGTGATGGGGAACGCTTTGCTTCGCAGGCACTTCAAAAGCTGGCGGAACTGTTTCGGGGGAAAAGCGGAATTTTCAACCACAGTATGGACGCAGCAACGCAAAGTGCCCGTATCTATGATACAAAGGTGGAAACGGACAACAGCAGGAAAACTTCCTGTGGAGAACCCTATACTCGGCTGGTAGCCAAAGCTTATATGCCGCGGACACAGGGAAACCAAGACCTTATTTTGGAAATTGACAGCGGCATCAAAAAAGAGGTGAGCGTGGGCTGCAGCGTGGGAAGCGCAGTCTGCTCCATCTGCGGCGCAGACCGGCGCAGAAAAGACTGCGGGCATGTCAACGGGCAGGTTTACCATGGACAAACCTGCTGCACGGTTTTAAGTGACCCACAGGATGCTTATGAATGGAGTTTTGTAGCAGTTCCGGCACAGCGGGAAGCTGGCGTGACGAAAAGCTGGAGTAAGGCAGCCGGCAAGTTCGAATCAGAAGATGCAGTTTGGGGAAGAAAATGGAAAGAAAAACTGACACAGGAAACAGCTAAATATTTTACGATTGCTTACCCGGGTATCGCAATAGAAACAGCTCGCAAAATGGCACAAGGGCTTTCTCCAGAGGAACTGGAGCAGGTAGAAAAAGGCCTGCGGGCAGAAGCAAACCGGCATGTACCGCTGGAACCACAGCTTGCTGCCCAAAAAGGCAGTGTGGATGCAGACGAAGGGTTCCGAATTTGAATGATACTATTTGTTATAATCTTTTAAAATATACTAGGAGGAATATTTTATGGAAACAGCCATGAATGGATATGCGGAAAATGCTGCAACTTTCGCTTGTACCGCTGAAACGGAACCGGGTATGCCGGTGATGGTGACAGACAGCGGAGCGGTGACAAAAGCCGAGGGAACTTTCTGCGGAGTTGTACTTTCCTGGCGGGACGGATTTGCGGCCGTGCAGCTAAACGGATATGTTTCGCTGCCTTACAGCGGGACAAAGCCCAATGTCGGTTATCAGGTCCTGACTGCTGATGCGGACGGAAACATCAAAGCAGAAGCAGCAGGGACCGCCGGACTGCAGCGCTTAGTTGTGGACGCAGACAGCACACATGTTGGATTTATTCTGTAAGGAGGGTGTTATCTATGGCATTTTATGAAAATCTGCATTTGGAAAAGGGTATGTACGGAACGGGGAAAAGCTTTTCACAGGTACTGGAATCGCTGGACAATTCGGAAGCTTACCGCGGAACGCCGCTGGAAGGGCTGGATGCCTATCAGCGCCAGCTCAAACGTTTTGACATCCATGTGAACGGTCGGGGAAGCGACCGGGTAGAAAAATTTTTTCAGACGGGCGACAGCGCGGCATTGTTTCCAGAGTATATCTGCCGCGCAGTGCGGCAGGGCATTGAGCAGGAAAATCTGCTGCCCAATCTGGTGGCGACCACCACACAGATAGAAGGAATGGACTATCGAACCATTACCAGCGCACCGCTGCAAGAGGAGAAAAAGCTGAAAATGGTTGCGGAAGGTACGGCCATTCCGCAGACGGTAGTACGCACGCAAGACCATCTGGTGCAGCTGCATAAACGCGGCCGCATGCTGGTGGCCAGTTATGAAGCGCTTCGGTTCCAGCATCTGGACCTTTTCACAGTTACCTTGCGGCAAATTGGTGCGTACATTGCCCGTGCGCAGATGGGGGATGCTGTTCAAGTCCTGCTTAACGGAGACGATGGTACCGATAAAGCGGAAATTGTCACGGCATCAGGGACAATTACCTATCAAGACCTGCTGCAAATTTGGGGAAAGCTTTCTCCTTACCGTTTAAACTGCCTGCTGGGAGGAACTGCGGCCGTGCAGACCATTCTTGCCTTGCCGGAAATGCGGGATGCACAGGCCGGTTTGAACTTTCAGGGTACGGGAAAACTGGTAGCTCCGCTGGGTGCACAGCTGCTGCATATTCCGGACGTACCGAATGGACAGCTCATCGGTATTGACCATACCTGCGCATTGGAAATGGTGCAGGCAGGTGATGTGCAGACTGAATATGACAAACTAATTGACCGTCAGTTGGAACGCGCGACCATCAGCACCATTGCAGGGTTCACGAAAATATTCAGCGGCGCTGTGAAAGTTTTGGAGTATACGGCCTGATTTGAAAATAAAGGTGCAGCGATTCGCTTGTGGGTCAGGGGCGGGGTTTGTTTGGAAGGAGATTTATGAATACACAAAATGTGTTGGAAAAGCTGCGGCTGCTGCGGGATATGACGGACGAGGACGCACAGACCTATCTGCCGCTGGTACAGGATGCCGTACAAAGGCTGGAAGGGAAACGGATTCGAGCAGGCGGGGACAGCCTGTTAGAAACAGCAGCTGCTGCTTTGGTAAACTGGCAAATTTCCCTTACAGAGCCGGACGGCGACTTTACGGCGGGAGAAGTCCGTTTCACCGGAGGAAATACAAATCGGAATGCCAAAAGAATCTGGCTGGATGCACGGAATGCGGCGGCACCCTATCTGCATGATGAAGCATTTGCTTTCAGGAGTATTCCGTGAACCGGCAAATCTTGATTGCAGACCTGCTGAAACGTTATGGCAGTTCTGCAGTCTGCGAAGGAAAAGAAGCACCGGTGCTGATTCGGCCGATGAATCAAAGCAGCACAGAGGACGACCGCTATCTTTGTACGGCTCCATTCGACTTCTGCCCGAAAACAGGCGACAGGCTGCAATGCATGGAGCATGTCTATACAGTACTGCGCTGCGATGGTGTTTTTGCAGAAGGGCATCGGCTGTATACATGGGCAGTTTTGGAGTTACAGGACGGTTGGGGGAGGTGAATACTGTGAATCAGAATCTGCAGACAGCACAGGAGGAACTGAGCGAGAAGCTGGAATTGGAAAGCCTGCGCTATCCGAGAACACTGGAGGAAGAAACATGACAGGGCTCTATATGGGATACCGGAATTTTACATGGCCACGGCTGCCGGACACACTTCGTATGGAGAACCAAAAATACACGCAGGTTTTACAGCAGCCGGAAAACGGGGAGACACTGCAGGACCTTGGAAAACAAGGCAGGGTGGTTTCCGGAAGCGGAACTTTTTTGGGAGAGATGGCAGCGATGCAATGGAAAGAATTGTGTATGTGCTATGAGCAGGCAGGTACCGGAATGCTGTATTTACCGGGAAGAAAACCAATGGAAGCAGCTTTTACGGAACTGCAGCTTCAGGGAACGCCGCGTGCAGACCGGATTGCGTACTGCTTTACTTTTCGAGAAATCCAGTCTGCCAAGGAAGCGGACAACACCCTTTATCGGGCCGGAACCAATGAATGCCTGTGGAGTGCGGCTGCGGCGGCAGGAGTCTCACCGGACTGTCTGCTGGCAGCAAACCCCGGGGTGATTCGCTGGGCAAATGAGCTGCCGGAGGGAATGGAGCTGAAACTTTCATGAATTATTTCCTTTACGATGCAGCTGGTGGGAAATGGGAACTGCCAGCACCGTTGTGGGTTACCCTAAAAAAAGATGAGGATGCGCCGGCAGACAGTCTGACAGCAGAATTTCCACTCTCCGGTCTAGTTCCATCCGCAGCTTTCCTGCGCGCCGAAGAAGATGAGACAGTCTGGTTTGATGGCATACTGGATACGATGCGGAGCAGCTATGCTGCCAGCAATCTACTGGCAGTGTCGGCCCGAAGCCGTGCGGCGCTGCTGCTGGATAGTGAGGCTTTACCCGAAATTTACGAAAATCCGAGTCTCGGACTTTTGTACCAGCAGCATGCAGCTCCGTATGGGTTCCATGGAATCAATGGAAATTCGGAACCATTTACAGGGGAATATGCAGTGGAAAAGGGCAGCAGCGAATGGCAGGCGCTGGATGGATTCTGCAGGGAGTTTTTGAAAGAACCGCTGCGAGAAGAAAATGGCCTTTTAACAGCGGAACCGATTCCAGAGAGGGAACCGTTCTATTTAGGGGAAAATGGAATTCCCTGTCTGCAGGTTAGCCAAACAAAGAATTTGTGCAGGATGCTCTCTGAAACTTGGGCAATAGATGGAACTTGCTGGAAGCGAATGAACTGGGATGAGG